TGCTGTAAAAGTACATAGTGTTGTGACATCTTGTGTACCGAGCCATACTCTAAATGTACCAGTCGCATTAGCAAAACCACCAACAGGAACAACACCTGTAGTGCTACTATTAACTACTGATACAGGGATTGTGAGCATGCCTGTGAGAAGTAGTGACGTTTCACCACTACCACTATAGTAATTAGCGGGATGCCATTGAATAGACCCGTCATCACGACTTCTAAACCAAGGAGCAGTATCAACTAGATTTGAAGATGGTTGAGCGGGAACAACACTCCCACCACTAGGCATTGAACTAGCGACAACAATTTGACCAAGTGCATCTAAATATAAAGCCATTTACACAATCTCCAAAATCTCAAATCCAACTTGATGAGTATTTACATATGGGTTTTTTATAGAAGAAAGCGTTGATAATCGTCCCATGAAATTACGCTTATAACCATATATTGTATCTGCATAATCGGGGATTATCAATACCTCATTTGTGATATCAGATACCCGAATTATCTCTAATGTTTGATAGGCTTCAGCATCCGTTAGCCAATCTAATGTGAAACTAAAATTACGTCTAATTGGCATTGATTTAAAATACTCGACACCACCAACAGATGTTTCCACAGTAGATTGTGACGTATAACCAAGTCCTGCGCCAGCCGTATGATTCACAGTAGGTTGAATTGTTGCACCAGCAAATACTCGTCCAATACTAATTGGCGCAGTGCTAGTAATTGTCACAGTGAATGTACCAGATGCCGTTGCAGATAATCCAAAGATTAAATCTTGATTAGCCACAAGTGTAGTTTTTGTACCACTATTATATGCACCATTCGCTAATGAATAGGTTGCCCCAATAGGAAGATTGGTTTTAATAATCCCAACACAACGAATAGATGTCGCAGTGAATGTAAAGGTGACAGAGTTTGTAGTTGTTATTGCGGGTTTTGATAATAATCTATTTTTGATATTTGTGATGGGAAATGAAGTATTCCAAGTACCACCACTTAGGGTTGAAGTATCAATTTGATTACTATACCCAAGCATTATATTTGCCATATTATCCCCACAATTTTAAGTCAAGTTTGTTATTTTCAAAGTCTGTTTGGATACCAATGACACGAAGGTATTTACCACTAGATAATCCATAGCGAGAACTGGTTATTTTAACCACAGTACCTAAGTCAACTGTGGATAAAGAAGAAGCATCAACTTTAACAGATACTGTTAAGATAATTCGTGCAGGGTCATAAATACTAAGAAGTCTTTGTGCTTCAGGCTCTGCATATTTTAATCCACAAAGAAGCGTTGATATTGTTACTTCTTGTGCATTTGGATGTGCAGTTTTAATTGAATCATCTTTTTTAACAGATTTACGAACTTCTTTTTCTAAATAAGATTTGTGGTCAGCCGCAACAGAACTCGCAAGTGAATCACCTGTTTGCACAGTCCAATTTTTATCATGTTCTAGTGTGATTTTATATACGGCATCAGTAGAGCCATTTACACTTACTGATTCGCGCTCAATTGACATGATGCTGGATTCATCAAAATCAGCAACTGAAGTTGAACTTGGTGCATCAAGTCGAAGTATTCTAAATTTATTTAATGTATCAAATCCCCACCATGCGCCAATTGATTCACAGAGATTATCAAGTACATCAGAAACCATCATGTCACCTGATACCACAAGACCTACGTTAGCTGCAATTTGTGCATCTAATGTTGTGTAATCAGATAAAACTAAATCACCTGTTGTTAATCCACCCGCAGAGGTAACAACTCTCTTCACAATTTGAGCAACAGTATTTTCTTCAACTGTTTTATATTGCCAAGCTACTGCTGTAAGTGTTCCTGTTGGAGTGCTTCCAAGTTTAATCATTCCCTCTGCTAAACAGGTGTTAAATGACCCTAGAGCAGGAGCTGATGCTCTAAGTAATGCTGAGGTAGCATAGTCAGTTCCACGAGCCAAATAGACCCCTTTATCGAAGACATTTACTACTTCCGTTAATACCCCTGTGGATATCTGATAGATAAGATAAAATGAATTAATTAATACAGGTGTTAAATTTGTCACACGACCAAGAATCATTGGTTTTTGTGCATCTTTTAAATCCGTTCCACCTTCATTAAAAATACTCACATTATCGTTTGCACCCGCAAAAAGTAATGGTTGCACTTTCTTTTTCTGAAGGTCAGTAATTCTATCACGAAGACGGATGGAAACCCTTTGCCATTCAAATGCAGCTTGAGCCACACCAGCAATTAATACCTTTTTAAATGTAGAATATGCGTCATTAGGCTCACCAACTTTAAGTGTCACAGTGCGACCATCAAAAGCATAATCACTAAAGATATCAAGACCACCGTCAATATTCTTTAAGGTTAATTCACCATAGCTAGATGTTGTTGTACCACCTATCTTACCACTATTAAATATATCCCTACGCATTAAGCAAGGTTGCTCAATGCGGGGTTCATAATAAGTACCATTTACGGTATCAACATACCCTGTGCCAGTTGAATAGCGCAGGGTTTCTACTGTTGATGTTGTTAAATTATAGGCTGTTATTTCTGCTAAATAAATCATGCTGCGATTACCGTCATTCGGCTATTTTGTGCAATATCTTTTGAAGATACACCTAATTGAGTTAAATGGTCAATTACCATTGCGTTTGCATCAGCTTGAACTGTGACTAATGCACGAGTTTCAATTACTAATTGTTCTAAGTGTTCATTTTGTAATTTAAGTTCAGCAATTGTTTCAGAAGTATTTGTACTTGAATCATTTGCGGCAGGTTTTGATGTTGCTATTTCACCAACAGCCACTTTTTCCCAAACTGGGCTTAATTCTTCCACGATTGCTTTAGGTGTAGTTGTATCGGATGTAGTTAACGAGCTTAATGCGTTGTCAGCCATCTTAGCAGTATTATCCGCTATCTGTGTTGTTTTTTCAAGCATTGTTGTTTGATAATCTACAGCACCTAAATTAGATACTTTATTCACAACATCCTGAACCATATTCGCACCTAAGTCACCAGCACCATACATTTTTTGAATGTTTGTGATAAAGCTATCGGCATAACCTGTGATTTTAGATTGTGCATTAGCCACATCAGTTGCACTATTTGCATTAGGATTATTAAGAATCGAAAGCATTGACTCAAATGCATCTTTTGACGCTTTAAACTGTGATTCAGGTGAACCAACAGTTGTTGTCATTTTACCTAACACCCAATCAGATACAGATTTTCTAAATGATTCCACAGCACTTGAACTTAATGTGATTTGGTTATCATATGCTTTCAATGCTTTTGTTGTAATCTTAACAGCATCATGCATGGTAGTAACACCATCAACTGTTTCAGAATAAGCATCAGTGATACCATAGTTAGCTTTAGTTGTGGCATCTAATCCAGATATCCATGATTCCACAGATTTGGTTAAATCAGGACTAATAGAATTTAATGTTTCAGTGATATCTTGTGTTGAATTAAGCAGTAACAAAGATGTCTCATTTGCACGTTTTTTTGTTTCTTCAGCACTTGTCATTTTTGATAATGCTGATTCCGCAATTGATTTGATTGTGGATGTATAATATTCTTGAACCGCATTATATGCCGTTCTAGTGTCTTTTATGTCAGTTAAGGTTTGACCTTCAGCAGAAAGTTTATCGGTATAATAACCAACTGCTTCAGCAAATTTAGATGTTCTTTCTTTAACATCAGTGATACTTAATATTGAGATAAGATTATCACTAATTGTTTTTTGTGTTCCAGCGTCAACCGTTTTAAATGTGTTGGAAACATATTCTGGAACATTTTTAGCTAAATCTTCAGATAATTTTGCAATGTTTTTAGCTTGGGCATCATTTGTGGTAACAATACCATATAGCTTAGTATAAAAATCCGCATCAGCCGCTTTTTTAGAATTGGTCAATGTACCCATACCACCACCAATGTTAAATAACCCTTTTAGTAATGTAGGGTTTATTTCTGCTAATTGAGCTGAAGTCATTGATGCCAGTCCCGTCTGACCACCGTATGCCGTTGTACTATATTGTTTAAATCTTGTTGTACTTGCTGTATTTAATGCACTAATATCCATATTAGTAATTAAATCAGATTTAACTTGACCTTTTAATCCACCTACAATAACACCAATAGAATCAACAAATTTAGCTTGGGTTTCAAAGGTATCAACAAGCATTTTTGATGTTAATTTATTTACATCAGTTGGTAATTCAATTCTATTGGGTGTTGGTAATTTAGCAAAAGCCAATGCTAATTCAGGTGTCACTCCAAGCATTGCTTTTTCAATTGCAGTAGTAACAGCCGCTGTTTGAACCGATGTTGGGTTTGCCACATTCATGTATTTAGATGGATTAGTCAGTGCATCTTTTACTAATGTATTTGCATTTTCAACAGCAGTTAACGATTTATTTGCTAAATATAATTGATTTTCAAGATTAGTGTAAATGCCATTATCTTTTTCTTTCAATGCGTTAGTAAGAATTGTCGCTGAAAGTTGTGTACCTTCTAACTTACTCTCAGTCATTGATTTTAAATCGTTGGCGGTAATAGAATAAGTGCTTCGTTTTTTTAATTCATCAGGTGACCATAATGTTTGCGCACGAGATGCTAATTCTTCAGGGGTCATTTGACGATAAATTGTTTTACCTTTAGCATCAGTATCAACAATTTTATTTGCTTGTTTTGCCAATGCAGTAGTGTCAACACCTACAAGCGCATCTCTTAAATCAGCAAATGGGTCTGAAACAGCCGTCACCATTGCATCTTTAATTGCAGAAGTCATCATTGATGTGGCATTACTACCAGCAAACGATTCTTGGTTTTTAAGATTAATATTTACAATTTGAGATTTTAACGATTCCACATTCTTTGAGAATTGGTCGCCTTTTGAAAACATTATTTTATAAAAATCATCTAGAGATGAGATAAGGTTTTTCAAACCGTCTTTTGCGCCAGCAGAAGACTCATTTAAGTTTACCAATGTTTCAGATATTGAAATCAATCCTAATCCAGTTGATTTAAAATTATAACCAATTTCTTTAAATTTCTGTGACACAGCAACACTGTCTATTGTTAATCTTACAACAGTTTCATACATACCTTCGCCAAGTTTTTGGAATTCCCCAAGAACCGCTTTAGACACTTCAGCAATTCTATCTACTGAAGCATTAATCATATTATTAAAATATGCTTGTTTATCAGTAGATTTAAACCAATCCCATTTTTGAGTAGGTAATTTAAAATTAATAATTGACTGCTCAAGCAAGGGCATAATATCTAATGTTTTAAAAGATTTCAATAACACATCTTTTGTATTAGTAAAAATACCATTAAGGGCATTAGTTAATTCATTTGTCACTTTACCATATATTTCAACTACTTTTGTAGAAGAACCAAACATGGATTCTTTTTTAACTTCATAACGTGTAAACGACATTACTTTTGACGCTTCAATCATGCTATCTTGCAAAGCATTCCAACTCTTAATAATCATACCTTGACCCAATTGTGTAATTGTAGTCTTAGTAAATAACCCACCAATAAACGGTATGTTTGATGCACTATTAGATGGTTGAGCAGGCATTTTTAAACCAAATGACATATCAGTAAATGAGCCAGTTAATTTAGCAAACACTGTGATAAACGAAGTTATACTATCTGTTAAGCGTTTCATTCCTTCATTAATACCACGCAATTGTGGGTATTCTTTAGAATGAATATCGTTTAATGCTTTTTCAACATGCTTAATTGATTCAGAATTTTTATCAGAACTACCAAGCACAGTACCTGTTTCAGAAGTTGCCTTCATGCCAACATACTCGCCTTGCGGAGTTTGAACACCACTGGCTGTACCAGCAACACCCGCGATACCGCCTGCTATTGCAGCCATAAGCGCAGTCATCATTGCAATTCTGGCAAATGCTGAATATGGTTCACCTTTACCTTGGTTAGTGATTGCTTCAATTACGTTTGTGCCAATCTTCTTAAGAGACATTGCCATTTCAATAGCAGTTAATCCCATTTCAATTGCGTGCATTGCTCTACGCGCACTTGAGTTTGCTGAGAACATTTTAGATGTTGTACCTGCAACTTTAGCCAATCCACCAATTTGATTTTGAGTTGAATCCTCATCTAATTTTGTTTTCTTATCATAGTAATCAGTAGTCATAGTGGTTATCTTACTGTTTACTTCTTCAATTGGTGCAGTGCTATCTTTCAATGATGTTAATGAATCACCGTAATTTTTTGATAAATTAGCAACTGAGTCTGTATTTTTTTGATTAACTGATAATAACTCACCAACTGATGTCAATACACCTGCCGCATTTTGCCCTACTTGACCAAATGAATCTCTTAATGAATTAGCCGCAGTTGTTAAACCTGAAACAAGTCCTTGTGTTTTTTCAGAATCAAACTCTAATTTAGCTTTTAATGTTAAATCACCAATATAGGTTTCAAGCTCACGTTTTGCTTGTTCTGCATCGTCACCCGATAATTCAAAGCCAATTTTTTTAATATACAGTTGTTCTACTTCTGACACAGCATTTAATCTACCCGTTAATGTAGATTGTTTTTGTGTCATCAATCCTTCACGGTTCTTAGACTGTAAATCAGATAATGCTGTATATGCACCAGATGTTAATTGGTCACGAGCTTTATTAATATTGTTTGCTTCTTTAGCTAATTCGTTACCTTTACGTTGCAATTCTAAAAAGGCTAATTCGGCTTTAGTGCGTCTTGACACATGGTCATCGTAATCTGTAATTTTTTCATTTGTGATATTTAAAATATCTTTTTCAGCGTCAGCTTGTTTCTTAGCGTTATCAATCAATCGTTGTGATGCTTCCTCACTACGTTTAGACAATTCAGGCTGAGCCATTGCACCTTTATTTGCAATAAGTGATTTTAACTCTTTTTCTTTTGCCAATAACTGAGAAGATGCTTCAGGCACATAATCAAACTTAGAACCAATTTTAGCAATTTTAATTGCTTGTTCTTCACGTTTCATTAAATCAGCTTGTTGAATTTTAGATAGTTCTTCAGCGCGTTTATATTCTTTATCTAACTCATTGACTTTTCTAATTTCAAGGTCAAGTTCTTTTTCAGCTTGAAGCACCAGTGTGCCATTCTGTGATGCATAAGCGTCTTGTAATTTCTGTTTTGCTTTTAATACTTCATTCAATTGAGTTTGTGTCGCAATCATCTCTGGTGATTCAGATGTTGATTGCTTACCATACAAACCCAATACTTTTGAAGCGTATTGTTTATCACCACCACCGTTATACGCAGTGACTGCTTTTTCTAAATTACCACCAAAGCGTTTTATTAAATCGGCAAGGTATTTACCAGCAGCATTAATATTTTGTTCATCATTTGTTCTATCAGTAATACCATAATAAGAACCAGTTGGTTTTGTAAATTGCGCTAAACCTTTCACACCTGTTTCTGAAACAGCATTTGATTTCCAATGAGATTCAGTTTGAATCACAGATGCAATTAGATTAGCTGGCACACCTGATGATTTAGCCGCTTTTTCAATTAATGATTTAAATTGTGCCGCAGGTTTTTCAAATTTAGTTTCATCCATTTCAAAAGCAACTTTGATTGGATTTTTAATTGCCGATGTTTGTAGTTGTGATGATAATTTACTTTGCAAATCTTTAATTTGAACATCAAATTGCTCTAATTTAATAGGTGCGTTTTTTAATGCTTCTTTACCTGCATTTTCAGCTTGAACCGCATCTTTATTAGCCTGAACTAATCTATGTTTTTCTTCCACTTGTTTATGAAGTAAATCTAATGATTCGCCATGAGTTTTTCTCATTAGTTCCTCATATTCATAAACATCTTTTGTGCCTTTTACTAATTCTTTGGCATTTTTCTTGTCATCTTCATATCGAGCTTTTAATTGATTATAATAATCTTTCTCAATATCTGTTGCATCCTTGCCTGATTTTAAAATTTCATTTTCACGTTTTTGTAATTCACTAGAATATTCAATGCTTTTTGAAAATAATGCATTTCTATCTTTAATGAATTGATTCGCTTGCTCCATCTTTTTTGCAAGCATATCTTCATTTGTACCAATAGCCAATGGACTCATTTGTGCTGTTGGTGAATAATTAATATTAGACGGTAATTGTTTAAGTTTTTCTTTGGCAGTTGCTTCTTTTGTCAATTGGTCAAGCCAATCAGATGCTCCTGTTTTGTCTGATAAGTATTTAAATACTTTCTCAGGTGCGCTTGCAACACCTTCATAATATGATGTCACATAATTAATTGCTTGATTTGCAAGTTCTGTTTCTGGTTTATATGTTTCAGCTAACCACGCTTTAAAGCGAGTTAGTTTTTCCATTGAATCGGTTATAAAACTACCAAGTCTTTCTGTTATTACATCAAATACACTACCCCATGTAGCGATACTAGATTCATCTAATTTTATATCATCTTTAAAATTAATAAATGCTGTGCCTAATGTGGCTAAAACAGCAATTAATTTAGCATATGGATTAATGTTTGATATTATTAACCACATTGCTTCTAAACTAGTAACCACACTTGCCACAGTTACGGCTGATGCAGCTACTGCTAATCTAAATGATGTGTAAGCGACAATTAATGTTTCAATTGATTTCACAATAACATCAAAGTTGTCTGCTATTTTTACTGATGCTTTATAGAAATTATCAGATGCTTCAGTGCCTTGATTTAATTGACCAACCCATTTTGTAAAACCATTTTCAATAGTGGTAAACGCTTGTGAAAAGGTTTTGTGTGTTTTTTCAAATGAAGCGGTTACCTCAGCTTGACCTGCAACAATAGCTTTTTGAAATGCTTCAGAAGATAATTGACCTGCGTACATTCTATTACGCAATTCACCAATAGTTAATGCATGAGTTTCTTCTGCTTTAATTGCATCAATTTCAGCTTTTGTTGCACCTCGCAAGGATGCTTCTTGCAATCTGATTTGCTTATCTGACTCCATGAAATGTTTAGCCACAGTAGCCATTACATTAGGCATACTGTCCAAAATAGATTTGAATTCTTGCCCACGAACAGTCACACCACCAAGAGCTTGCTCTAATTGAAGTAGACCACCACGAACTTGATTTGGGGATGTTCCCATAATCGCAAGTGATTTTGTGACCACATCAATCATCTTAACTGTTTCACCTTGTGTCATATTCAAGGTTTCAGCCGCACGAGACATTCTTAAATAAATAGAGGTAATGGCTTCTAATGGCGCACGATTATCTTGAGCAAGTTTAAATAACTTCTCTTGCATCTGAACAGCACCACCTGTTTTCTCTGTGGCAATACCCACAGCATTCACAAAGTGTAGCCAGTTATCTGCGTACTCCAGTATCTGACGACCAGATAGAACCACACCAACAGCCATTAATGCACGATGTACAGAATTTAATGAATCCGTTACTGCACCCAATGCGTTAGTTGTTCCTTGTGTGTTTGCAGTTGGTTGATTTGTAGTACCTTGACGACCCATCCATGTAGAGTTCATAGCCGCTTGTCTAGCTATAATTCTATCTTCACGAGCTTGTGCATCTGCTGTTTCTTTTATTGCTTTAAGACGGTCATTGCGTTCCATCTCAATAGATGTTCTTCTTACTTGACGCAGATAGAGTTCATCTTTTTCCATTTGAGTGGATACTTGTTTAACGCTTTCAAGCCATCTTTTATTATTATCTTCAATTGCTTTATTGGTTTCAGCGAGAGAACGCTTCTGTGAATCAGACATAGCACTAAGACCTGATGGTAGTGCTTGGTTTGCTGATGGCACAGGTGCGTATGCTTTAATGTTACCAAGTAACATTCCAGTTGTATCTGTTGCTTTTTGTTGTGCTTGTATTTGTTGTGTTTGTTGTTGTAGACCTGAAGGCATTCCACTGAATGCTGTAGGTTTTGGCGCGGTGTTTTGAATATTTCCAAGCATCATCCCTGCTTGAGATTGTGCTTTCTTTTGACTTTCTAATGATGCTTCAGCAATCTTTTTTATTTCATCTTCTACACGTTTTGCTTCAGCAATACGTTGTTCTCCAAGTTTCACTTCATTGGCTAATCGTCTTGCACCAAGGTCTTCAATCCATTTAAGAAACAATTCATGTTGCTTTGCTTCATCATCATTTTGCTTTTTAATACTCGCTTGTTTTTGCTTTGCTGCTTCAGCATCTTTAGCCGCAATTATCTTTTTACCTTCATCAGCAGCGGCAACAATCTTTTTATTCTTTTCAGCCTCAGCTTCAATCTCTAATTGCATTGCTCGTTTAGATTCAACTAACTTTAAAGCAGCCGTCTGACGATATAGTAAGATTGATTTCTTATTTGATTCTGGAATCAAATCTAATAACTTTTGAACTGCTTCACTTTGTGCGGCATATAATTCTTTATTACCAGAATCCAATGCTTGTTTTTGCAGAGCAAAAGAATTCTTTAAATCAATAATCGCTTTATTTGCATCTAAATCAAATGTAGGTGCTTTGACCTTTTTATTTGCTTCATTAATTTTATCAGCAGTCTCAATTGCATTAGCCACAATTGAATTTGATGCCGCTTTATTAATACCTACTAATTCTTGTGTTTTTTGTTTTTCTTTTTCAAGTTGTAATTTACCTTGAGTTTCCATCTCAATACGAGCCATCTTAGCTCCTTCGAGCATGGCTTTACTATAATCCTTACCTAATGCTTCAAAGCCATCTGACATCTTTTTGATATTGTCTTCAATGCCTTTAAATGATGCAAGAGTTGCCGCACTAAAATTAATAGTCATCTCGACTTTGTTAATAGAGTTAATCAACTTATCTAAGCTAGATACTTTCTCAACCGCTTTGTCGATACCTGTAGTAGAACCAACTTTTGTTTCAATCGAAAAACTAACTGTTCCATCGTTTGCGGGTGCTGTTGCCATGATTTATTCCTCTATTTATCGGATGATTCTTTATCTTGTTTGCTGTTGTAATGCTCTAAATAAACTCGGTCAAGTAATTTAATTACTCGTATTTCATAAGGTGATGGTCGGTTACCTGTTAACTCACACCATGCACATATTTCGCTGTAAGAGATAGCGTTCATGCCCATACCGCTTTGACGTGTGCTATTTAAATCTAAGAACCACTCCCACAAGTACATGATAATGTGGCTAACCTCCACAGTAGTTAGTTCTTGTGGGGTAATCCCCGTCATTTCCTCGACAGCCTTAAGATGTTCCCTATACGTTGCGCCATCTTTTTGTTTCTCAGATAGCCTTAATTCATTTTTTGTAAAATTAACTAATTGCTCAACTAATGAATCTAAGAATAATCCAATGGTATTGGAGGCACGAATGATTTGTTTTCGTATAGATTGATTAGTAGAACATACGTCAAGAAGATTATCATAGGTGAAGTCTTCTTCAACTTCACGCCATCCAACAACTCGGTGAACAGCAGATTGAATTTCAAAATCCCTTTCTTCTTCCACACTGTGAAAAGCAGTTACCGATGTTGTTAATTCTCTTATTTCAGCCACACGTTGTCTTACGAGTAGTGTGCCTTTTAAATTTGAATTTACCTTCTGTGCATATTGAGATATAACACTTATGAAAATACCCATCCCCTGACCATTAACTTCAGAGACGACTTCAAATTCATAGGGAGTTTCACAAATAGGTAAAATATTCATATGGTTAGGTATGGGATATGTCTCATTATTATTTCACAGATTATCGGATTTGTCAATTTTAGTTCACAAAAGAAAACCCTATTGAAGAACTTCCTCAATAGGGTTTAGTGTTTTTCTTAATATAAGAAAACTATTTTGTATAGTGCGACATATCTTCTGAAGCCGCAACAACTTGGTCACGAATAACAGGATTTGTTTTGCACAATTCAAAAGCGAGTTCTGGTGTAAATGACTCTTCAATACCAGACCAGCCAACAATACGTTTAGCCGCTAATTCAATACCAAATTCTAAATCATCTTCAACTTTAGTCACAGGTACGTCTTTACCTTTTTTAGCTAATTGTGATTCAGCTTGACGTTTAGCATTAACTGCTTTTGCAACAAGTTTAGTAATGACTTGGCTATGTGCGCCAATAACTTTTAATGTGATACCTGTTGATTTACCCGTTTGTTCATCAACAATATCTAAGTCGTAAGGGGTGTCACAAGCCGCTTCAACATTGAGCGATTTTAATGAGATTGCCATGTAAGGTGTCCTTCAATTTTGGTTAGTAAAATTGCGAATGCAACAGGGTCATCTTAGCACAGTAACTTAAACAAAGTCAAGTGATTTACTACAAAAAGAAAGACCCTCTTTCGAGGGTCAATCAGTCTAACTTCGGGAGAAAGTTATTTATTAAAGAGCAGAGTCTTGAATCTGGACAGTTGTTTCTTCAAAGTTTGTAGAACCAATTGCCACAGAGTACAAAGTTGCAGTGAACGGCATTGTTAATAACAAACCAGATTCACCATCGTTAACGCTCGCGTCACTGAATTTAACTTTAGGTAATACTAATGAAATGAATTGACCATTTGCATCACCATCAGCACGGAATACAGCGATAATAGATACTTCGTCTTGGTTTAAGAACGCATCACGGTATTTACCATCTAAGAAGTAGATAGAGCTATTACCAGTTACGTCAAGTGAACCTAAGAAGATGTCAGGTGTTTGGTCTGAACCAATAACCGATGCGTTAGAACCGTTACCATTAATTGTGATATCAAATGAGGTCAACAAGCCAACTTTTTCAAGTACAGCAGAAGTACCTTTTTTGTTTTTGATATAAAGCGCACCAGTAGTCGCACTAATTGTTGTATCAGTTCCAGATGCAGTTGGGTTTGCCAATTGTTGAATCTGAGCTGATTTAGATGCGGTACCCATTACAGTGATATCAATTGTTGACATCGCAGATGGTGATAATTTAATTGCTAATTGAGTTGGACGGCAACCCAAGAACAATTGTGATTCACCGATATCAGAATACCAATGCTCAATCGCATATGAATCTTTGGTGTGATTTGATTTAGGAATATAGGTTTTTTTACCTTTAACAACAAAGCTAGGTGAAATAGCCAATCCAGTTAATGCAATGTTCGCAGAGAAGTTATCTTTCAATAAGTCTAATACGATTTTAGTTGCTGTGTTCTCAATAACGATGAAGTTATAGTTATTGAAAGCGTTTAATGTTGTATTGCCCCAAGCAGAAGTATAAACTACGTCACCAACTTTAATAGTCGCAGTTGTATCTGTTGTTGTGGTCAATGTTAAACGTGGAGTATCTTTAGTTGCGCTTGCAGCAGTGATTGCAACACTAGATGCTGTTGCACCTGTTGTGAAGTCTCTGCGCAATGTAGAACCAATGAAATCAGCATAGGTTTTGTTAGACAACTCACCAGAAATTGTACCATCTACTGTACGACCACCAACCGCTAAGTCAGCACGTTGCATATCAGTACGAATTTCGTTTGATTTGAATGTTTGTAATTTTAAGTTCATGTTAGAACTAACACGTCTTAAATATTTACCTGTGATTGAAGTCACAAATGTAATTGCGCCTGTTGATGGACTTGTTGCCAATACAGGGAATACAGTCACAGATGAAGTCACAACACCACTTGCAGTAGATGCAGTAACAATATATGAATTACCACCAATTGACAAGCGTTGACCAACAGGAATGATACCTGCCGCAAAACCACCAATTGTTAAAGTTGAACCACCAGCAGTACCAGTACCCGTTGCCCCAGCAGTAGCCGCGGTTGGAGCTTGACCAATTGCAGGTGTACTTGCAGTAGTGATTGGGAACTCTTCAGTTGAAGCCAATAAAGTAACTTTAACACCAGCAGAATAGTTATTTAATGCTTTAGCATCACCAGCGATTAAACTGACGATTGTGGCTGCGGTAGTGTTACCTGAAGCGTTAGTGGTTACTGCTGAAACTTTATATTTATCAGAACCAATTTGGAATAATTGACCGATAGCTAATAAACCAGTTACAGTTAAGTTTGTGCCTAATGCTAAATTATCGCCTTGTGCAATACCAGTTGATACTGCAATGGACGCTGGAGAAGTTAGACCTTCACCCGCTGTATCTTGGACTTTACCAAGCTCGAATTCTTTAGCATAGCTTAGGGTCTTAAAAATACCCGATGCAATAGAAACTGCCATTGTGAAAC